TATGCTACTATAGTACATATACGCTTGTATACTGTGTTATTAGCAACATATCGGAGCATATCTCTTTTGTAGTATTATATATTATCATATGTATGTTGTAATCAGTTTTCTAGTAATCGAAGGCTATATCGTATCATGTATGATTTATGTCTATCTATAGTTGTTAGATTATATCCCTTCACAATGTCTAAATAATAACAAAATTGTCCTATATCGCTCATATTTGGCTATTTACCAAGTAAAAACGAGTACAAGACTTTCTTATGTAGCGTGGATATTTTGGTTTTTGTCAATAGCATTACAATAAAAAACACCATCTTGGTGATAACTAATTGTATTATCTCTTGCAATCGAGCCATTTTTTTGTATCATACTCGTGCTACATAAAAGAAACCTTTGTACTCACTAGTTTTAGTGGGCATTTCTGTATATATGAAAATCGATCGACCAAAGAACTCTTTACTCAAAGAGATTGCAGATGACATATACTCGATTGATAGAAGGATAGAGTGTGCAATTATAACTACTGGAAATTGGTTTGAGTGTTTATGTGTAACTTGTAACTCTAAGAATGCTACATTCTGACAATGATGTACGCAGTTATGACATTGTGTTTTAAGATGAGTATTGGAGACAAGATACGATCGCAGAAATACGCATTGACAGTGTTTCCATTGTAATAGCACCTATATGAATGGCAAGAAGTGAGAACAACGAAGACACGCTAGAGCAATAGATAGAATGTATTGACCATGAACATCTGACAAGCTATTTGCTATAGAAGAAGCTAATAAGAACAAAGAAGATAAAGCAAAACAGTGACGAAAGCCCCGAATGTATATGGACGTTATATTGGAGTGCTATAATAACATACTAAGGTACAAGAGAGAGAACCCCGATATGATACTGCCCGCATCTTCCGAAGCTACTATCAAGAAGGCGAAAAAGATATTAGACGGCATCACACGAGACGACAAATATAGAATAACATAAAAATTGCAAGAAACATTTACATCATATTAGACGAGTAGTATGACAAACCTAGATAAAATAGTGGATGCTCTGGAAAGAAGAAAAAAGAAAGGGCTAACATGATACGACTTTTTCAACCTATTACAGATAACCTCTTACACTAAACCAATAAGTATGCTAAGAGCAATGGGAGTACCTATAGTAGATGAATGGAAGAAATCAAAGACAAATAAAAGATATAAAGTTTACAAATTAGCATAAAACCATGAAAGCAATCACGCAATTCAAAATACAAGCAGTAGATTACTTAAGGCTCAATAAGAAACAGAAGATGTTGGCTATAGCGAACCTTAAGGCGATCAACAAGAAAGATCAAGAACAGCAATTATTATTTATAAGAAAGCATGAGGCAGTATTATGAAGCATACACAGGAGATAAGTGTAAATACAAAACATATCAAGCTAGAATAAGGAATAAGCATATGAGTTATGAGGAAGCAATAAAACCAACGAGCAAACTAACGGAAAAAATAAGGGCGATCAATCCAAACATCTCACTAAGTACAGTCAAGAACAGATTAAACAGATGACGAGATTTATATAGAGCTTGTACGGAGAAGATACTGCCACCTAACTGAAAATGAATAAGGAAGTATAAAGAGTATGCTCCCGAATGTTGAATAGAATATGGTGTGTATGTTAGAAGAATGATAAACGGACGATGACATGAGAGAGCAATAACACAACCTAAAAGGTATTAAGGAAACTTAATATAGACTCTAACGAGTCACAAACGCTCCCCGAAATCCAGAGATCAAAGGCATCGTAGAAGGTAGTCACAACCCATAATGGAGTGACTAGGGGAGCATAACTTATGCGGGGATGTTGTAAAGACCATACAAGGAGAAGTAGGGCAACTGAAAATCCCTCTGGTGATGAGAAACTAGCAATGATCGGTTTCAAGACCAAACTCGCTCCAACGAGTATTTATATTTTATACAACATAGTATGACAGAAGAAGTCCAACCAGAAGTATTAGAGACTCCAGAAGAAGAAACAGCAGTAGAAGAAGTTGTAGAATAAAACCTATCCTGAAAGGGCTAATAGAGATAATAGGTTGTCAATATACTACAGTCGCTAAAACGTATAGCATCAACTGGTTTATGTATAAGCCTACAGTGAGGGGGAATGACAATAAAGCCCTCTATCTCTACTAGCTCCTTCGGGAGTGAAAAACTATCGGTCAAGGTAGTAATGCAATAAAATGCCGTCTATCTTGTATAGACGAGAGATGCTTCTCATGTGAGGTTTCTCTCATCTATATGAGGTCTATTTAACCAATAACTAAACAAACAATGCCACCAAAGAAAGTAGTAAAAACTAAGAAAGCTCCAGCATACCAACCAGACGAAGAATACCTACACAGCCTAGTATGTGCAGAGGTAGCAATACAGTTGGAGAAGAAAAAGCAAGAGCTAACAACAATGATAGATGTAAAGACCGCCCAAGCATATATAAGAAACCACAACCATAGCAAGGTAGAAAGAGAGTGCCACCCTCTAACATGAGAGAGTAAGAAAGAACACTACTTCAGCATGGCGGATATTGTTTGGTCTGTAATTGTCGGTGCTCTGTTATGATTTACTGTTTGAGCATTGGTAGTATGGAGTCTCTAAAAGTAGTCCAATACATAGATGGTAGTATAGATCATAGCTTCTGAATAGTAAAGACCAAAGAGCTAGAAGTTTTGAGATGTATAAGCCAATCTATGAGTATTTGAGCAAGGCTAGACTTCGAGGTAATGAGTGAAGAAACCAAGAAAGATATATTAGAGACAATACTAGAAGACACAACATTTAATAATCTAAGATAATATGCTAGAGCTAAACAAAATACACCAGTGAGATAATATGGGACTCTTGAAACAGCTTCCAGATAATAGTGTAGATAGTATCGTAACTGACCCTCCTTACTGATTATCATTTATGGGTAAGAAGCGGGATTATGATGTGCCAACTACTGAACTATGGAGAGAATGTTTGAGAGTATTGAAACCATGAGGGCATCTATTAGCTTTTGCAGGTACAAGAACACAACATAGAATGGCTGTAAGAATAGAAGATGCGGGGTTTGAGATTAGAGATATGATAGCTTGGGTATATGGTAGCTGATTCCCTAAGAGTTTGAATATCGGTAAGGCAGTAGATAAGTTACAAGGGAATGAGAGAAAAATAATCGGAGAAAATCAAAATGTTAAGGGTAGAAATCTGAGAGAAATAGATACACTAAATGTTGGTGCAGGGGCAGGAAATAACACAGAAATAACCAAAGGCACTTCCGAATGGGAAGGCTGGGGAACTGCACTAAAACCCGCTTTAGAACCGATAACACTAGCAAGGAAACCTATTGAGTGAACAGTAGCAGAGAATGTACTTAAATGGGGTACGGGTGGGATAAATATAGATGAGTGTAGAGTGGATGTTAATGATAACGAAAAGAAACATTTTGAAAAAGAATGGGACAGAGAACAAAGTATGTCTGCTGAACTTGGTGGAGTAGCTATGAATAAAGGATTAAAAGCAATTAGTTTAAGAGATAATGTTCCGTCTGGTCGTTTCCCTGCCAATCTTATCCATGACGGAAGCGATGAAGTAAGAGAGTGTTTCCCTGATACAAAAACAAACTCAACAGGTGAAAAATGAATATGATGGACAAACTTAATGCAATGATGAGATATGCCAAGAAATGTAAGTTATGGTAGCGACTCAGGCAATGCTTCTCGTTTCTTTAAATCAATAATCTACCAAGCTAAAGCAAGTAAGAGTGAAAGGAATATGGGGTGTGAGGAATTAGAGGAGAAAGATAGTATGAAATGGGCTGGTGGTAATGAAATGAAAGGCTTGGCTGGAACTTACCCAGATGGAACACCAAGACCAAAGCAATCACAACAAAACAACCACCCCACAGTCAAACCCATCGCCCTTATGGAATACCTAATAAAAATGGTAACAAAGAAATGATGAATAGTGCTTGATCCTTTTATGTGAAGTTGAACTACGGGGATGGCAGCAAAAAAGAATTGATACAACTTTGTTGGTATGGAGATGGACGAGTGATACTGCAAGATAGCAGAAGCAAGAATAAATGCAGTAGAGGAAGTAAAAGAAAAAGAAGTTAGTCTATTTAATAATCTATCAGGAGATGAATAAACCACAACGACAAACACACATAGATGAGCTAAACTGACCACAGCTACATAATAAAAGAAACGATATACTTTACTGTATAGGGTCAGCTAAAAGCCCAGATGCTATGGAAGCCTACGAGAGACAGCTAGACTATATACAATGAGTCATAGCATCAAGAAAACAATTAGCACTTAATTTAAAGCAATGAGAAAACCAATCCGAGAACCCCAAATAGAAGAACGATATAACAGTAAAGACTGAACAACCCAATACAAAGTAAAATACTACAACAAAGAGAAACAAATGGTGACATATACGACAACAGGACAGCAACAGCACACAATAAGTCTCCAAGCCTTTAGAAATAAGATAGCAAAGTATGAAAGAGAGTAACCATCCTACATGAGAAGAAGTAGACAAAACCCTAAGCGAACTAACAGAAGAAGATTTATCAGCAACACAATAAATGGCAAAAAAAGCACAAAGAGCCGACAAAATAAAGACCCAAGCCAAAGTAATAGGAGCTATTATATCTGACCCCTTAGCAGATCAAAGGACTATAGCTAAGAAAGCTTGAGTATCAAAGACATCAGTACACAACCACCTAAAGGATATTGACCAAACGTGACCAAAGAGTCTAGCTATAGACAATATCATTAAGAAGGATGTAGAAATAGTGAATCTAGCTCAAGCAGAACTTCAAAGAAGACTATCAGAAGATCCTAAGAAGATAAGCACCAAAGACATAATAAGTGCAGGAGATGTTTCAGCTAAGAGATATAGCCTATTCAAGTGAAAAGCAACTGACGAAGAATGAGGACTAGAGCAAGCAATAACAATCACATGGATGAACTAATTTATCACTAATATACCCTATGGAGTGAATAGTACAATTTGTTATGGACAGGATAAAGTATTATGAAACTATGGAGAAGGCATATACAATGCACTTCAATGAGGATCTATTACTTATTATAGAGATGTTGAAGAAAGCTAACTGAGAAAAGCTCAAGCCAGGGAAGAAGAGTAAAGATTTATCACAATAGCAAGTAATGGTTCTAAGGGCAAAGCCTCTGTCTAGAGAGTATAAATGTAAACTAGTTCAGGAGATGATAGTAGAGTTCTTGGATATACGTTTTGGCGACAATCCCAATATAAGAGATGTGCCATTAAACGACTTCTCTATGTGGATAGGAAGACAAGTTATTTATGAGTTGGATGATGAAAGTAAAAAAAAAGCACACGTTAAACAAGAACTAAAGCACAGGAAAATTAAGAAGTATTTATCATTATCAAAATAGTATATGGAAAGAAATACAACATTTGTAGTGGCATGACAATTCTTTGAGACAGAGTTATTAGTAGAAGAGGTAAAGAAGAATATATTTACTAATAAGCCAGTCCCTGTAATTCTACACACACAAACGACTACAAGATACCCTAATGTTGTTCTAGCACCACTTACAGTAGAGAATGGCATAGCGTTTATTGATAGAACAAAGGTAGAAGTCCTAGAAGACTGAGTAGCTAAGTATGAATCAGAAGTAAAGGCAGAGGAAGAAAGACAAGCTGAGCGAGCTAAAGCAGCACAAGAGAGACTAGAGGAAGAAAGACAAGCTGAGCGAGCTAAAGCAGCACAAGAGAGACTAGAAGCAGAAGAAAATAAAGAAGAAACGCCTTTAGAAGATAAAGCTGAATAATGGAAGTATTTGTAGCTATGCCGAGTAATTGAACTCCATACCCTGAAGCTATATTTAATATAGTATATCAGGATTGTAGAAGCTATGTAGACATCATATTCAATATGAACTCTATAACTCTAAGGCAACCTATCCAAATAGCACGCAATGAGCTATTAAGAAGGTTTCTACATGATACTAATGCAGACTACATATGGTTCTGTGATGATGATAACCCACCAAGTACAGATGTGTTAGCTAAGTTACTCAACAGCAACAAGGATATATGCTCTGCTATTGTTCCTCTTAGAATGTGAGACAATGAAGGCGATCTCCTAAACATATTCAAGTATGATGAGTTTGGAGGTAGAAAACATTATGAAACCCTAGAGGGGATAGAAGAACAGGTCATTGAGATAGCTAATTGCTGAACTTGATGTGTTCTCTTATCTAGGGAGATGTGCCAAAAGATGTGCGATGCTTACAAAGACTCACCATTTGCATTCGAGGAACGAGAATATGTGGTGAGAAAAGATGGCACAGTAGAAAAATACAAATGCCAAGACTACGAGGGTGATCGAAGAGACATATACCAAGAGGATCTCGAATGAGGCATAAGAATAGTAAAGATCCCATTAAGCGAGGATGTTTGCTTCTTTGAGAAAGCTAAGGAGCTAGGCTATAAGATTTATGCTGATGTTAGTGCTGAATGCTACCACTTCAACGGTAGACCTATCAAGAGGAGAATAAAAGGACACTTTATACCTAAACAGTCTTAATGCAAAGGACATCCATAATAGATGGAATGATATTCCAATTTGAGACATGAACAGACGAACAATACGTGCTAAAAGAAGTCCTTATTGATTGGTGCTATGAGTTCGACTTCAAGCCAGACGATATACTACTCAATCTAGGAGGGCATATATGAGCTTTCGACTTATTTGCTGCTCCTAAAGTAAACACAGTTATCACAGTAGAGCCTGTCAAGGAAAGCTACGAGAAGATACTCAAGCACCTATCTATAAACAATATCCCTAATGTTATGGTAATCAATAAGGCTGTTGATAAGTACAACGGCAAAGCATCTTTCTGACTAGGTATAAACAACTGACATAATGGTCTGATGGACAACGTAGAAAGCAATGAGTCTGTTATAGAAGTAGAGACAATAGCAATGCAACAGCTCCTACAATACAACCCTACTAAGATCAAATGTGATATAGAGGGTTGAGAATATGGCATATTTGAGGATGTTATACTTCCTAGATCAGTCAATGAGCTATGGCTAGAAACTCATACATTTAATGCAGAACAAAAGCAGAAGCATGATAACCTTATAGGGTATTTCAAAGAACAATGATTCAAAGTGGATGTGATAGAGAACGATGCCCCACTTCATAGAACGTATTTAGTTCACTGTACTAGATAATGCTTAGTATCATAATACCAGTCTATAACCAACGACATTATACCAGGTCTATATTGGCTCAAATCCCGCTTATGACTGTGTGAGAATACGAGATAATCGTAATAGATAGTGCGAGTAGCGATGAGACTCAAGAGAGCATAAAAACATATAGTAATGTAAGGTATATAAGACCAGAAAAGAACATCTTTGTTAATGGTGCTTGGAATCTATGAGTCAAGGAGTCTGAGTGAGAATACATCTGTATTATGAACAACGACCTAGAACTAACTCATGGACGAGATATGCCACTTATAGAATGATTGGTAGATAACATACAGATAACTAGTCCTATATACACTATAGGAGAAAAGCCTTTCAACTGACGTTGGTATAGGAATAACCCCCGCAACTTCTACAACATATGTGGACACTGTTTTGTAATGAGGAAAGATGATCGAGTAGAGATACCTGATAGGTTTAAGATATGGTATTGAGATAACTGGCAGTACGAGAATATGGCTAGAAGAAAGTGAATAGAGATGCCAATACTAGCAAGTAAGATACACCACTACGAAAGTAAGACAGTAAAGAGCAAAAATAAGATGATAGACATGATTATAGAGAGCGATACTAGGGAGTGGAATACATGGGGAAAACAATACTTTATATCTATGGATAAATGATTGATATAAAACTACCATACAACTACAAGAGTAGACCTTATCAAAAGGAGTTCTACGATCAAGTGCGAGACTATAGCACAATAAAAACAATATGAAGACCTACTATGGTTAGGAAGAGGTGAGTTTTAATACATCCACGTAGACATGGAAAAGATAAGAGTGCTTTCAATGAAATAATGATACCATGAGCATTACAGGAAGTATGACTATACCTCTATGTCTTCCCTGAATACTGACAATGAAGAAAGGCATTTTGGGAAAACATAGACAATGACTGATTTAAGCTACTTAACCATATACCAAAGAAACTAATAAAGAGTATAAACAACTCAGAGATGAAGATAGAGTTAGTAAATGGCTCTATCATACGTGTTGTTGGTACAGATAAGAACGTAGACACTATTATATGATCTAACCCTAGAGGAGTTATATTCTCAGAGTTTGCTATTGCTAATCCTATAGTACGAGATCTAGTGAGACCTATGCTGTTAGCTAATGACTGACGAGCATTTTTCGTATATACACCAAGATGAAAGAATCATTGACGAGACCTCTATCAAACAGCATTGAAGTTCCCAGAAGTATACGCACTTAGCCTAAAGACAGCTAAGGAAACATTAGACTGGAATGGGAAAAGGATATTCAGTGATGAGATGCTACAACAAGAGCTAGACGAGGGTATGGATCAGAACCTATGGGAACAAGAATACTTTTGTAGCTTCGAGGCTAATCTCAAATGAGCAGTATACTCTAAGCAACTAGCAGATCTAAGTAATTCAGACAGAGTATGTAACCTACCATATGAGAATGGTAGACCCGTTTATACATTCTGGGATCTATGAGTATGAGATGCAACAGCTATATGGTTTGTGCAGATAGTAGGAAAGGAGATAAGAATAATAGATCACTATGAAGATGTGGGGAGGAGTATAGGTGAGCTTGTTGACACAATTATCAACAAGTGATACATTTATGCGGAACATTGGTTACCGCATGATGCAGATTATAGAGTACAAGGTGAAATCATAGAGACCAAGAAAGCTATGTTTGAGAGGTTAGGACTAAAGAATGTAAGAATCACACCTAACATTAGGATAGACGACTGAATACAAGCAACAAAGATGTGCTTTCCTAATATGCGGTTTGATAAAGACAAGTGTGCTAACTGAATCAATGCATTGAAGAGTTATGTATATGCCTATAATGAGAAGCTCAAGACATGGAGTAATGAACCAAAACATGACTGGGCTAGTCATACGGCTGATGCACTAAGGTATCTATGAGTTGTGTATAATAACATGACAAAGCCTAAGAATAATCAAAAGGCGGTAACCCCTAGCTTCGCTAGATATTTATAGGGTTATCATAATGTATGCAAAAAGAAGACAAGAAGGAAGACAAGCAAGAAGATGCTGGACTTGCACTCTTAGATAGTTTGTGATACACAGAGGCAGACCTATATATGAAGGTCAATGCTGAATATATGGAAAGCGAACAGCTTACTATAGATAAAAGAAATACTTTCAAGCGTAGACAATCACTATACCTTGGTATACAAGACCAAGAGAATAAGGTATATGTTAGACTAGTGTATTCTGTTATGGACACTCTATTAGCGTTAGAGCATTCAGACGAAAGAACAGTTATTTTTAATGGTAGAAAGCTTGGTTCAGAGGACTACGCTAACAATATAAACAATGTAGCGAAGTATGACTTCGAGCAAATGTGATGTGAGAAGAAGAAATACCAAGTAAGACGAGATAAGCTCTTCTACTGAGTATGATTAGAAGTAATGGACTGATGGGATGACGTATTGCACTGTCCTACATATAAGGTAGTTAATCCAAATATACGATACCCAGACTGGTTTGCTGATGTTAACAATGGATCTAGATATGATGGGTTCTCATATCAAGCAACTAGGGGTGAATTAGAGAAAGATAATAGTTTCTTTGATGTAGATGATTTAAGAAGTGAAGCTCAACTTAGTATGTTGGAGCAACTTTCCGCACAAGAGAGTAGAGTACAAAGAGATATATCAGCGATGGTGGTATTAAAGTCATCAGACATTCTAGACCTATACTACCATTATACAAAGATAGAGGGAAGACCATATCTAACAGTATGGGGTAACAGAAAGACTAAGCTGATAAAGGTAGAGGAAGTACCAGCTATGACAGATATAGAGAAGAAAGATCCTACTAAAATAGGGATTCCTGTTATTAAGAGATACTTAAGACCACTAAGACATGACCCATTCGGAGTATGTGTACCTGATCTTCTAGAAGATAAAGAGAAGATGATACAGTTGTTCTTGAATCTTAACAGAATTAAAGCTGAGCATGAAGCATTAGGTGACTTGTTCTTGTTTGATCCCGATAAAGTAGACGTAAATAATCTAAGTATACCAACTATATGACCTAAGTATATCCCTGTAACTGGCTTAGCATCTATCCAATGAGGATGAGTAGCTATGCAGGAGGTACAGAAGTGAACAGTCAAGCAAGATGCTTACAATATGCCTGATATGCTAAGAAACGAAGGAGCTTTAGGTATTGGTATGGATAACCAGACGTTAGGAGTACAGGGAGATAGCAATATAACAGCAACAGAGAACCAAAGAGTGCAAGGGAATGCTAACCTAAGACTAATGCTTGGGGTTAAATGGGATAACTATGCAGAAAGGGAGTTTTGGATGCGATGGTATAAGTTCTACTTATTCTATTTTGAAGCAAATAAAGAAAAGAACTTCTCACTCAATGACTCTATAGGGAATATCTACTACTCTGTAAAGAAAAAAGACTTCGGAGGCATCACAGATATAGATGTACAGATTAAAAGTAAGTCAGACATAGATGCCATTAAGGAGAAAGAGAAGGTGTGATTCATGGCGGTTGTTAACACTATCCTAATGAACCCAGAAGCTAAACCTAGTCAGAGAGCATTCGCTCAAAGAGAGATGCTTAGACTTAATGGTATGCCAGAGGAAAAGATAGACCGCATGGTATCAATGCCAGAAGAGGAGAGAAAAGCTAGATCATACTTAGCACTCTTAAACAAAAACGAGATGCCGCCAAAGATAACAGACCTAGACGAAGATCATCGAACGTACATAGCTATATATGATAGAGCGTATAATACAGATGCTAAGTGGAAAGCAATACAACAAAGGCAACTAGCAATGGATATGAGTTGACAGAATGCCACACAGCAATCTCCACAACCTCAACAAGCTAATACATGAATGGGGAATATGCTAGTGAATGATATGTTACAACAGAGCAATAAGCAACAGAACTGAGCGAAGTCTTTACAATCTATTAGTCAATAATGGATAAGCAGTTAACACAAGACCAGAAACATACATTGATGATATTAGAAGAACTAGAAAAGAATGCATGACGAAAGATGGTAATAGAGTTTATTGAGTGAAATATAAAACAAAGAGAAAGCATACTTAATTGAGACAGCGTGATACAATGACTAGATGACATTAGGTATAGCCAGAACTCTATTATTAGGGCTGAGCGTGCAATGTTGAAAGCAATAGCTGATTATACAACTCACATAAAGAAAACAACAGGAGTATATCAGGCAGGAAGTTAGACTTCTTGACGTATTTATTACCTTACCATATCTTATGGAAGAACAACAGAGCCTTGATGCAGGCACAAATGTATCACTTGAGAATGAAGAACTTGCCACAGAGGGCACATACTCTGACGAGGTAGAGACTACACAAGAGGTAGAGACTATCGAGGAGGAAGATGTAGAAGAAGTTGCAGAACCAGAAAAGCCTAAAGTCTCTAAAGGAGTCAAGAAACTGCTTGCCAAGAAGAACGACCTTGAGCAGCAAGTACAAACTTTGCTAGAGGAGAACGCAATAGCAAAGCTAGAGAAACAACATGGCGATTTTGACTCACAACAGGTCTTAGAGATTAAGAGACAGCATCCGACACTTACTTATGAACAAGCATTTTGACTCCGAAAAATCAATCAACCCCAACAGGAACGTGAACCTCGCAGATTCAATTCTATTGTATGAACAGAAGCAAGAAACCTCGAAAGTAGAACGATTACTAACGAGCAACTGGCGAAGCTGCCTCAAGCAGAGTATAATGTTGCAGTAGAGAAAATCAAGAAAGGTGAACTAGCTGTGAAGGGGTAACCCTTTATATCTAATTTATTTATAGAAAATGGCATTCGTAACTGGTAGTAATACCATCATCAAAGAGAATCTACTCGCTAAAGAAGTAGTAAGACTATTAGACAAACAATTCGTAGTTATGCCTTGGGCTAACACTATGTATGAAGGTGAAATTAAGCAACAAGGTGACACTGTATCAATCCAAACATTCCCTAACATTTCATGGAGTTCAGGAACTACAGCTGGTGCATCTATCACTGCTTCTACATTCACTATTACAAAAGAAACACTATCAATCGACCAACTCGCTGTATTCAGAGTAAAAACATCTGAAATCGAAGCAATCCAATCTAACCTAGACATCAGAAGTAAGGTGGCAGAAAGAATGGCTTACGGGCAAGCTGACCTCTTGGAACAATATGTTGTATCATTGGCTGCTGCTGGTGCTACATCAGGTAACAAGTTGGGTGCATATGCTACAGCTCTTACATCTTCTAGTATATTCGCAGCTATTGAAGCTATGAGAGTTAAGTTGTCAGAAAACAACGCATTCGGGAACGCTGCATTGTTTGTAAGACCAGCTGTTTCATCACTTCTTAGACAATCAGCTAATTTTGACGGGTTCAAAGAAGGTCTTGGAACTAGAGAGACAGGATATGTTGGTAAAATGTCAGGGTTCACTATCTACGAAACTAACAACATCGGTAAATATATGCTCGCTCTTGATAAGGACTCAGTACACTTCGCTGCTCAATTCATTGGGTTCAAGCAAACTGAGGAAACTGATGCTTTCTCTTGGAACATTCTTGGAGAATTGGCATACGGAGGTAAAGTATGTACTGAAAACGGTAAAAGAATTGCTGTTTACTACCACTCTAACTAGTAGGCACATATTAAGGGGGCAGGGCAACTTGCTTCCTTGCTTATGTATTTACCAATAGCGTGTTTCTATGACAGGACAGTGAATAATAGACTTAGCACTAGCACAGACATACTCTGACTCAACACAACTTTCACAGAGTACAGACGTATATTTGAATATAGCATATCATACTGTAGAGAACGCACTAATAGAATGAGTTGGTGACGATTTTTTCTATGAGTTCATAGAAACTGATACAATAGCTAACCAGAACGAATACCCACTACCAGAGTCAACATCATCTGTTGCGGGGTTTAAGAAGGTATTAGGGGTAGATATTAAACGAGGAACAAATGACATATACTACACTAAGCTAAACAATGCAAGGAATACAGAGTTTAAGGTGTCTTTAGATAATCTTTCTTCTAATCTTAACCAAGACTTAGGGGTGTTTGATATTAAAGATTGATCTCTATTCATCTATCCTACTCCACTTACTAGTGTGACGGATGGATTAAAGGTACAAGTATTACAGAACTTAGTAGATATATCTAGTGCTACAGCGGAAGCTAGTATATTCCCATGACATACAGAACTAAGACAATGGCATTATGTTGTAGCTTTGTGTATGAAGCCATACATATTTTGAGAGAAGGGATTATACGCAGAGAAGCAACAGTCTGAAAATGAGGCAAGAGCAGAGATCGACAGAATGATAAGAACAGTAGCTAATAGATACAAGGGTGTGACAGAAGGTAAATTACCCGATTTATCTTTTTACACTAGATAGCTATGGGGGTAAAGACAAAGGTACTCACTATAAGCAATGTTAATGGGTGAATAGGTAGTGATAAGTACCTAATGCTTCCTAATGGTGTTTATGATAGTGAGTGAGTAGATATATGAAGATGAAAGAGGGCAATACTCTCTACTAATACTACAAACAATGTAGTATCTTTCCCAAACAGCTCTAAGATTACAACTATATGACAAACATACTACTCTAGTGATAATGGGTATATATACTCTCCTAGTGGTGAAACACTATATAAATATAGGAGCGTAAGTACAGCAGACTATGATGTAAGAAACTATACAACGCATTTGATAAGCTGAACATCATATACGCTATTTTTTGGTAGAAGCAAGATAATGAGATACTCTGCAGAGAGCAACGTTTCATTATCTTGGTGAGGTAGTAACTGGACTAATAGTTCTTGAATATGGACACATACAACAGGGAATACTAGTGCATTGACTGGTACAGCTACCATAACAACAAGTACATATTATAGATTAAAAATAAAAGTATCTAGCAGAACGGCTGGTAGTGTGGATGTTGCATTATGAGGAGCATCAGCTCAAACACTTTCAGCTAATGGTACTTACTACCTATTCTATCTTAGTTCTAGTACAGCTAATGTTACAGTAACCCCAACTAGTCTTTTCGATTGAGCTATAGATACAACAGTAACTACATTAGGTAGCCAAAACGTAACAGAGAGTTATGCTAATCTAGCTACTAATAGCATAGTTTGTCCATTATTGAGTGAGAATGGTAACGTATATATAGGGAACAGCAATAGACTACAAGGAATAGACTCATTCTGAACTGTTAGCACATACTTCACGCTTCCTTCTGGTGAAGAAATTAGAGGTCTTACTAAGATTTGAGACCAATTTGTACTATGGGTAGATGACTGACAAGGTGGGAAACAATACCTATGGGATTGATTAGCAGAAGCACCAGCTAGAGTGATCTATTGGTATAATGAAAGAATAATGAACGTAGTAAACCAGTGAAACTATCATATAGTTACTACTGGGAACGACTTTTCTATTAAGAAAATATGGAAATCGGACGGATATAATAAAGTGATGCTTTACCAGATACCATATACAGCTTTTGGTACTACATCAAATAAGCTATTGCCACCAGTACCATTGTACTATGCTGGGAATAGTAACCTAGTATACCAGAACGCTATAGAAAGTCTTGGGGAATTAACATTCCTTCCAGCATATTGAGGTATATTGAGTTATGGTAAGAAAGCACCATGATTTCCTGATGCTATCAACCTAGAACGAAAGATAACAACCGATGAAATCTATGCAATGTATGCCTACAACGATAACCTCTATGTGAGCTACAATAATTCTGGCACTTGCTATGTGGCACAGATCAAGCTAGAGAACTACGAGAACACACTAGACACGACAGATGATTATTATTTCTGAAAGATTGGACATATAACATATGCACCATTTGTATATCTAGTATCACAAGACAAGAACAGCCAGAAGATGAAAATAGGATATAACCTACCCACAACAGACACATTCATAAATATATACTACTCACTAGATAGAGATGTTTCGCATTATACTTTTGTGGTAGATGAGAGTGTTAATCCAGTGACTACAGACCCTACAGTAGGAGCTGTATATAGAACAGGAACAAACGCAAGGTTCACAGTTACTAAGGTAACGAAACAGGGGTCTATGATGTTTATAGAAACAGAGGAGACAACTAAAGAGTTTACTCCTAGAATAGTTAGTTCTCTTACTAAGGTTTCAGGGACAGGAGACAGTACAATAACATATATAAAGTTCAACAACTTCCAACACTATGGAGTGATAACAAACACAGATACAAGAAAGTTTACAGGGATGATTGCTAAGAAGTTTACTGAAATCCAATTCAGGGTAGAGCTAGTATCAGAAGACGGACAGTACACACCAGAGCTTAACGATTTTACATTCTTATATGATGAAGTAGAGAATGACTAATCCAGAGCAGGTGTTACAAGAGACAGTAAACGCACAGACTAATAAACTTATAGAGTATGTTACTATAGAGACACTTAACCCACCAAGCCAAGATTATGGTAAGGTCAATGAGTCATTAGATGCGGGAGTAGCTATAAGAAACATCCAAGCTAGTTTAGAAAGATTTAGTGGAGATGGTAGTGATTGAGATGTAGTAGTATCAGGAACAACGACACTAACTAGAGATATGTACTACAATAACCTAACAGTAAGTTGAACTCTAAACACCACATGATACAGAGTATTCTATAAGGGTATCTGCCAGATATTAGAAGGATGAGTAATACAAGCAAACTGAAATAACTGAAGTGCATGATCTAACTGAACTAGTTGAGTAGCTCCTCAATGAGCATGATCACACTGATTATGAGGTGCATGATGAGCATGAGGAACAGCTACAGCATCAGGTAGCATATATTGAACTACAGCATGAGTAGCGGGATGAAAGGGTAGTAATGGTACTAATGCAGCAACCACCCCATTATTCACTGGAGATGGTAGTACAATACAATGAGTAGGGTGATTAGTAGCAACAAACTGAACTAATGTGTCTAATTCATTGTTAACATCTAACTGAAACGCAGGGTGAACAGGGTGATATACATGAGGTTGACCGTGACAATCAGGTTGAACAGGGTGAACAGTTACACAAGCACCACAAAAGATAACAGACCCACTATCAGCACGTCATTTAATGGGATTCGACTGAACTATTATATCTTTGTTTACTAGTTGATGAGTAGGTGGATGAGGTTGACCGTGACTATGAGGTAAATGATGAGCAAGCTGATTGAGTAAGAGTGGATGAGGTTGATGATGAGGCTGATGATCTTGAGCAAGTGGGGGTATAGTATTCCTACGAGGCAATCAAATGATAAATAATTGAACAATACAGGCTAACTGAGGGAATGGTGGCTCTTGATGAATAGGTGGAAACCAAACAGAAGCATTTGAAGCATCACCATGATGAGGTGGTGCATGAGGGAATGGATGATACGTATTCAACATATGCAGAGTATACCAATGAAAATGACTTATCCAAGCATTATGAGGAACGTGATGAAGCCCATGAACTAATAACATATGAAGTGCAGCAGCTGTATGATCTAATGGTGCAGACTGACTCACAAAGACAATAACACTTTAACTATAAGGATTATATACTATGGCACAAACAGCAGCACAAAAGGCAAGCGTAGCGGCAACAGTAGCTAAAAGGAAAGCAGAAAACGCTGCTAAGTCTACTAGTTCGGTAGTTACACCATGAAATGGGCAAGGATGAGTAGTGTGAACTCCTACTAGACAACAGGTAGAGGCTAACTATGCAGCAGGCACAGCAGGTTGACCCTCTACAGTTAACTGAGTACCTGTACAACAAACAGTAGTAGATGCCCAAGGGAACCCTGTAACAGATGCTAATGGCAATATGCAGTATACAGAGACACCTAATACACAATCTACTGTACAATCTGCCGTATCTGTGCCAGTTACTCCACAGAAGACTACTACAACACCTACAGTACAACCAACCACGGTAGCAAGCGGGTCTCACCCTGATTTTCAAGACAATAGTGATAAGAGACTCAAGGAAATACAAATGAATCTGGACAAAGCAGCTAAAAGCAACCCAGAGATGTTTGCTAGTAGAGATACATTCAACCAATCTTTCTCATATAACGACAGAAGCCAACAACAGAAGGCAGTATTAGATAGTTATTTCAACTCTAGGAGATCTAGTACGTCATTAGCACAGACACAAGCTAGCGATCTAGCACAAACACAAAAGACATTGAATACATTGGGTATTATGACTGGCGAGCAATTAGTAGATAGAGGGCTTTCAGATCAAGAGAAGATACTACTACAACAGAGTAACCCAGAACTATACTCACAATATCTTAAAGCATATGATAATAAGAGTAAACTAGCTATAGTGAATGGTACATGATCTAAAGACAATCCATTTGAGAGTAAGATACAAGAACTACTAAACAAAGTAGTAACTGTTCCTAATCTACAAGAACAATATCAAAGTAAAATAGATGCTTTGAAGCCACAACAAACAGAGGTATTAGCTAAGAAAGATGAGCTTAAAGCTATAGAAGATGAAATGGAATCTATATTAGCAGACACAAGAAAAGAATTAGAAGGTACAGGAGCTACTGATAGCTATATTAGAGCATTAGCATCTAAGAGACAAGAAGAAATACTCCCTACATATAAGGCTAAGTTGAGAGAATATAGTGCTGTTGTAGATCAATACAACACAGCTAGTGCTAACATAGACAGAGAGATAAGCCTTGCTAAAGACCAGTATACTATGGAGCAACAAGCACAATCACAACAGATGCAGACACTATGATTTGCTATGGATTTAATGAGTTATCAAACACCACAACAACAAGAGGAGTCTGCTTGGAATAGATTTATAAAAGAGCAGGACTACACAAATGGGAATATAAACTCTACTGATCCGACTGTAAGAAGAAAGGCTATAGAAAAGGCAGTAGATGGTGTTCTTTCAGAGTTCTCTTGATTGCCAATTAAGAGAAGTAGAGACCAGATAGTGCAAGATATACAAAGTATGGTAGATAGTGGTAAGAGCTTGGGTGATGCTATAACAGAAAACCTAAGACAGCCAATTATGGACAAGCCAGAATATAAGACAATGCTAAACGATAAGTTCTGAGATAAAAATAAGAAGACTATAGTGAATATAGGTTGAAAAGATTATTTTATGGATGCTAATTGAAACCTAACCAATATAGAGCTACCACCTGATTTTGATGTGAAGAAGTGACTAACATGAAAACAGGCTTCATCTATTATACTGGCATGAGGCGCATCTCAACTTGCAGAACAAATGCAAGAAGGTGTATTATATGACTGCGGTGATAGATGACAATGTGGAGAGTGGTATAATGATGCTGTGGGGAATGCTAACTGAACAGCAGTAGGTAACGACTACATTAGTAAGACTAAGTTTGTCGACCAATCTATAACACAAGGAGAGGCTTGAATGGGGGTAGTATACAACTTTGGATGACAATATGCAAAAGAATGACATATATGAGTATTGGCTAGTTGATTAACCACTAAGAATGGGGTAAGCTGATACTATGTTATCAGTGCTAACGCTAGAGGTAATGAGAAGCTATCTAAGGATTTTGTCCCAGAAGGTCTTATAGCTTGAAGTAGAGGGTGATTTATACCTACTAAGATACAGACTACTGGTAATTCTAAAAGCTACTCTCAAGATCAATATAATATAGTAAAGGGGATGGATATTAAAAACCTTTCTAAGCAAGACATAAGCATTCTCTCATCTAACTGATTAACTCCTAACGATGCCTATAATATAAAAGCACAGCAGGCTGCTAATTGAGACACACCAGATGCACTTAAAGAGCTTACTTGATTAAGAAAAGAGTTTAACTGACTACAAGAAATAAAGAATTATAACATAGTGAAGGGGCAATATCAAACTGTGAAATCACAAGCAACAGCAGCTACGCCTGCATGAGACCTCTCTTTGATATTCGCATATATGAAAATGCTCGACCCGAACTCTACAGTAAGAGAGGGTGAGTTTGCTAATGCTCAGAATGCTGCCAGCATACCAGATAGAATAAGAAACCAATATAACAAGGCGGCAGAGGGGACTAGACTTACGGCAGAACAAAGAAAAGACTTTGTAGCTAGTGCAGAGAGAGTCTATAAGGAGTCCGCATCTACATACAACCAAAGATTAAAGGAATACAGAGGATACATTACATTATGATGAAACCCAGACAATCTATGACAGCCAGACAATGCATGATTTAGCCGAGATGGTTCTTGGTAATATATTTAACTCATAATTACGACACTATGTCATACTGATTTCAACAGAATAATAGTCTAGGTTACCAGTTACCAGACTTCGCTAAGCCAGTCACTCCAGCTAGCTACAAGCCAGACACTAACTATGCTAGTGTTGTAGATCTATACCCATGATTAGATGATAGAGATAGAGAAGCTATGAATACATCTGTGCAAGCTTTACCTATACAACAACAAGCTGTAGAGAAACAAAAGATATACGAGCAAAAAGTAAAAGAAAAACAGCAACAGCAGTTTATGGATAGTAGGGTAGCCGCTAAGAACGAACTATATCTAAGAACACAGCAAGAAAAAGACCCTGTACAAAAGAATAATATGGATAAGACATACAAGATGGCTAACATAGCTGACCTAGCTAGAGAACGTATGGATATACCAGCACACATAACAGATCAAGAAATAGTAGATAGAGTTGTATCTAAAGTTCCTAATGGCGATAGATTATTCATGGATTATATGAATAATAAGAATGATGACCTTATGACACTACTGAACAATGCCCCATGAGGTAAAAGTAAGCAACCCACATGACCTCAACAGCCAGAAGAAAAATGATTTATACAACAATCAGCAGAGGATATTAAGAGTAGATTTTCCTCTTTCTATGATGGACTAAAGGATACTTCACTAAAAGATCTGCTCCCTAACATAATGTGAGGTAATAGAGTATTGCTTAGGGGTGCTTGAGCTTTAGCTTGAAGTGCTAATGATGTTATATGAAATGCCATATCATCTCTCACAAAGTCAGTATGACTGGACAAGCCATTATGAGAAGTAGTTAAGAGCATCACAGACACAGAGATATGACAAAAGTGACTAGAGCTACTACAAAAGGGTTGAGATGCATTCAAGTCATTTGAAGCAGTGCATCCTAAGCAAGCACAAGACATAAAAGACCTATGGGAATTAGCACAATTTGCACCAGTACCAGCTATATGATATATAAAGCCAGTTCAAGAAGCCGTACAAACAGCTTGAACGGTAGTATGAGATGCTTTGAAAGCACCTATAAAATGACTTACTAAGATATTGCCAACTGCAGAAGATACAATTACTAGATTAAATAGAATGACAAAATTAGAAATAGCATCATTTACTAAACAACAATGAGTACAACCTTGAAAATGGCTTAATGATAGATGATTTGTTACTGCTTGAGAAGATACACTAGACAAACTCGCTACGCATCTACAAGGGAATATGTCTAGTAAATGAGAAGCGTTGTCACAGATAAAACAAACATTCACATCTCCTGAACTAGTGGAAATGGCAAAAGATGCTGCTAGATATGCAGATGAAACACTAAACCCTAGTGCTAAAAGAATATCAGAATTATACAATAAATCAAAGGATTGATTAAATTGATCAGAAGCACAAGAAGTTATTAGTTTTTATCAAAGAAACAATAAGTTTGATTATGGCAAGAATATAACAGCATCCGAAAAGAGTGCAAGAGCTACGAATATAGATAATGCAGTAAGAGAACAAATGTTGAAGTTTGCAGAAGATAATTGATTACCATGATTAAGAGATATAAACAAAGAAATACAAGGTACTAAGTTTATACTTGATAAACTAGGAAAGAATATGGAATGAAGCCTAGGTAATGATTATTTCACACTTACTGACTATATTATATGAGCAGGCACAAACTTTGATCCTACCGCAATGGTTGTTGGTAAAGTAGCAAAAAGCGATTGGTTTAGGAAAAGTTATGCAAAAATAATAAATAAAATTAATTGACATACAAATATTAGAGATAAAATATTAGATATTGAAGCACTAAAAAGAGTACAGAATAAGAAAGAACTAGATAACTTTCTAGCATTACCTTATAAAGATAATATTTGAGATATACCTAATAACACAACTATTATCCCTGATTGACAAAAGATTATATCTTGACCTAATGGGAGCGTAAGAGAATGACAAATATTAGAAACACCTTTTAAGCAAGCAGAGTAACCTGCTAAACCAAAGCAGGTAAAGACAAAAACTACTAAACCGCTTGCAAAATCAGGGAAAGTGGATATAATAGATAGTAATTCATCTATTAAAACAAAAGATATGCAAAAAGAGATAGACAACCTTAGAAAAAAGGCAAATAAGTATGAGATAGAAGAACAAAGAATACTATCAGAATATAAGCAGTTAGAAGCAAATGGTGGTGTTTTTTGATTAAGAGATAAATTAAGAGAATTACAAGAAGTAAGAAAAAAGAGAGACGGTATCTACAAACTTATTGAAAATAATAAGAAAAAGTGAATCGAAGAAGTAGAACTAAAGAAAGAAGAAACATTAAAGTCTTTAGATAAAACTATTGATAATATACCATCAAAAGATATTACTGAACTATCTAAAATAGCAAAAAAATATAAAACTTTCCAAGAGTTCAAATGATTGATAAGATGAAGTTCAACACAATATGGTGAATATTTACCAAAAGTAAGAAAATATACTCAACCTACTGCTAAAAATCTTGGTGATATAGAGTGATTAGACCCAAATGGATATATTACTGTTTATAGATGATTAGATGTAAAAAATGTTGGTAATAAGTGAATTAAAAAATGAGATTTTGTAACTACAGATTATGATGATGCTTTAGCATATACAGACTCTCCAAGTAAAGTTGTTTCACTTAGAACAAAGATTAAGAACTTTATAGCTGAATATCCTGATGAAGTTGATATAAAAGATACTAAAAACCCTATTTCTTATGAATTGATATATAATCCAGATTGAGAGTTTGTAAAAGTAACAGATACGAAACTCCGTAAGATACGAGAGGAAGCTAATAAATAAATTATTTCTTTTTATCGAGTTTATTAAGTATAACACTTACTATAACTCAAATTATAAGCCAAACAATTATATACATAGTAAAAATTACTAATAAATTGACCTAATTCTATACAATCAATACTATATTGTCAATAGAATTAAAGACACCTCACTAGGGGCTTTTTGTATATTGACGTATTTATCAACTACATATATTATGCATATAATGGTTACTTGGACATGAATCACACGCCCTACGCCTGCTATTTGGGGTACAGATAGGGGAACTGAACCCACTGTACTGCTTTGGTGAAATGAGCCATGAGAAGACATATATCGAGGAGCAACTGAGTGAGATAATATACTAGTTTCTCCATGATATAGTGTTGATTGGACAGATAGGGATGCTATTTCTGCTCCAACACGATGATCTAGGACACCACCAACAACTACTTGGGGGTCTAGGACTGGGGTTTCAGCTCCTACGTGGAATAACAGACCATCAGTTTAGTATTGTATTATTAGATGGTTAACTATAAGAGAATATATGAATTGGATGCCCATTCTAGTATAGTATCTACTGATGTTATACCTATTTCTGCTACCTGATCTTGAAATGCAGAGAAACAGACCATTTCTGGACTAACATCTTATATATCTAGCAATATAACAGCGATACCAGCTACCTCTATTGGAGCTTGAAATGTTGATAATATAGAGTTCTCATATTTGAATTGAGTAACAAGTGCTATACAAACACAACTAAATGATAAGTTTAGTAAGAGTATAGATGATACAGACGACATAACAGAGTGAGCTACTAATAAGTTCGCTACTACAGCAGAGAAAGCAAAGCTAGGCTATATAAGCATAACACAGTCTGTAGACCTTGATACATTAGAGAGTGACACTGCAACCAATAATGCGAAAGTAACTAACGCCACACATACAGGTGAGATGACGGGGGATACTGCATTAACAGCAGACCCTACACTAGTAAGCAACAAGACATTAAAATCTACCCTAGCGTGAACAGAGGAGGTGCTAATTAACGATGCTTGAACCTTAAAGAAAACAACAACACAAGATATAGCAGACCTATGAGGAGGTTGATGAAGCTCTACTTGGTGATCTATAACAGGTACACTATCTAGCCAGACAGATCTACAGACTGCCTTAGATAGTAAGGTTGATGAAAATGTAGCTATAACATGAGGCACTAAAACAAAGATAACATATGATGCTAAGTGATTAGTAACAGCTTGAGATGATGCAACAACAGCAGATATAGCGGATAGTTTAGATAAAAGATATGTAACTGATGCACAACAAACAGTTATAGGGAATACGAGCTGAACTAATACAGGAGATAATGCAGTAAATAGTAATTATTCTTGATTGGTTAGTAATGCTACGCATACAGGCGAGATGGCGTGAGATACTGTATTAACGGCAGATCCTACACTAATAAGCAATAAGACATTAAAATCTACTCTATCATGAGCAGAGGAGGTACTAATTAACGATGCTTGAACATTAAAGAAAACGACAGCACAAGATATAGCTGATCTAGGGGGTTGAGGCGGCGGGTGAAGTCAACCATATACGGCTCTAAGCACTGATACAACTATTACACAAGGGAATGTTTATTGAGTCACTGCTAGTGCGGTTGATATAACATTAACACTAACTGACGGAACTACAGCAGGGCAGACACTAACAGTCAAGAAGCTAGATAGTACAGACTATACAGTAACAATAGCTAATGCGAGTATTGATTGAGAAACAAGTATAGAACTAACAATAGAGGATGAAAGCGTTGACTTATATCGAACAGGAACAGCATTTATAATTAAGTAGAGACTATGGCATACACACCACTTCAACCATTCTTATCAGTCATACAATCAATCCAAGAATACGTAAGTAGGCTAGGTTTTTTGGCTGAAGTAAGGGGTACTGTAAATGATATTAGGGTAACACCAACTGGAACTGTTACTGTAGCTGGTTCACTTACTACTGTTACTACTGTAACAACGTGTGCTACAGTAACAACATTAGCTAATCAGACAAGTATATGAGGGTATTTGGCAGTCCCACATATACCAGCGTTAATGAACCTAGAAGCAACAAATGCAAATATAGACAATTTAATTATTACTTAATTATGCCATGACATTAACAAATTGAAACATTCCAGTAGTTAATAGAAAGTCACGACAAATGATGACTCCAACACCTACAGCTTCAACGGCTGCTAGTTTTGTAGTTACAGATATTAACGAAACAGGAAACTTAGCTATGTTTGTATCTTCAGCTACAGCCCAATACCTATATCATCACGATGAGGATGCTTGGGTGCAAATCCCATCAGGTGCATTAGCTGGTACGTTTGGTGCTTGAGCTTGTTGAGCTAGACACAAATGGAGTAATGCTGTTACTGCAAATGGTGGTACAGTAACCACAGCCACAACAACAGCTTCTATTAGCTGATTAGCTAAGAATAAGACTATCAGAATGTTGACGGGTTCACAAGCAGGGAAAACAGCGACTATATCTAGTATTACTGTAATACCTTGAGGAACATCTACTATTACATTTAGTCCTGCTTTTTCTTGAGCGGTAGCCAATACAGATACATTTGATGTTAGTGTGGGTAGATTTTATGTGATGAGTGCTGGAACAACAGCAGCTTGAAGTTTCAAATCATACGATCCACTTACTTCTACTTGGACTACATTATCTAATACTTGATTGCCAGCAACTTGGGCTACTGACTGAAAACTTGTATCAACTAGTAATGGGGAAGTATTATCAACAGGAACAGCAACCAGTGCTACAGCCACAACTTTGACTTGTTCAACTAAGACTTGGACTACTAATAACTGGTATAATTTCCAAATAAGAATTACATCTGGTACGGGGATATGACAGGTAAGAACAATAACATCTAATACAGCTACACAAATGACTGTATCTTCGGCTTGGTCTGTAACACCTGATGCAACAAGTGTATTTGATGTAACAACAAATGATGACTATATGTATTTGTTAGGAAATAATGCTGTTACTATGTATAGATATTCTATATCAGGTAACTCGTGGTCAACACTAGCACCAACAACAGCTAGAGCTGCAGCACCATCAACAGGTATGAGTGCTAACTTTGCGGGTAAAACATTAGACACTATATTTGATAGTGAGAATAATATATTAGCTTGAAGATATATCTATTCATTTAGATGAGGTGCTTGAAGTATTTTAGATAGGTATGATATAGGTTGAGGTACAGCAGGGGCAGGGGCTTGGGCTGCTATTACATATCCATGAGCTGTTGAAACATTTACAACTGGTTCAAGTTATGGTATCTATGGTAGATATATTTATATCAAAAAAGATGCTACTAATAGGTTCTTCAAATACTCTATTACTGGTAACTATATTGAAGCATTAGGTACATTATGATATACTGATTGAGCTGCATTACTTGGTGATAAATTATGGTTACACGTATATCAAGAGAGCGGAGTCGACAAGGTGCTCCGATTGTATAACCTAAGAAATACAGGTACTGAAGTACATAGATTGATGCTGTTTTAATACTAATTTATAGGAAAATGCAAATCAATGGAGTAATCAACAAGAATGCTATTATAACCATACAAGATGTAGTTACTTATAATATGCAAACACAACAAGCAGAAGTAAGATATACTGTGCAATTTGATGATGTAGTGTATGAAAGAGTACATTGACTTACACAAGAGCAAACAGCTCTTTGGGGGGAAGATGACAACTACCTAGTAGATTTATTGTGTGACTTTAATTGATTTACTAAAGGCGAGTAATGGGAATGAAGTTTCTACAGCCACGTGTGGTATCAGCTACATCATACACGACAGATACATGAACGTCTCTTAATGCAGATACTTGTGATGTATTCATAGTAACAGCACAGGCTGGAGCTTTGCTATTCAATAATCCAAGTGGCACACCATCGCAGTGAGATAAGATTATCATAAGAATAAAAGATGATTGAACGGCGAGAGCATTGACATACGGGTCACAATTTAGAGCTTCTAGTGATCTAGCGTTACCCACCACAACGGTGCTTAGTAAGACATTATACATGGGATTTATATACAACTCTACAGACACAAAGCGAGACATTTTAGCAGTCCTCAATAACTTCTAATGGCACTAACATCAGGACTTATAGCATATTGGAAACTTGACGAGAGCAGTGGGAATGCTTCTGATAGTGTTGGTGGTTATACTGCAACTAATAATTCTGTTACATATAGTGCGGGGAAGATAAACAACTGAGGTGATTTTGATTGAACTACGTCTTGGCTCTCACTATCTAGTGATCTTTGATTAAACGGATCATCGCAAAATTACAGCTACTCATTACGGGCAAGACCTACTAGTAATATGTCTGCTCAGACGGTGTTCTTTAATAATGTAGATGCTACGTTCCATAACTATAATTATATAGAGTTCTATTTGTGAGCCATGAGGCTTATCAGGGTTAGAGGATGAGTTGCTGCTGATGTATTGAACGTAACACAAGCTATGAATGGTAGCACGTGGTATCATATAGTATGAACATACAACTGAACAACGCTTACCCTGTATATAAATGGGACTTCCATATGAACAGCATCTAGCACTGGCAACTGAACATCTGGTTATAGTGACCAGAGTTCTATAGGTGCGGACGTGGCATGATCCACGAAGTTTAACTGAAAGATAGATGAGGTTTGAGTATGGAATAGGGCTATAACATCAACAGAGGTTACAAGTTTGTATAACTGATGATCTGGGATACAATATCCATTCTCGTCTGGGAACTCAAACTTCTTCTTATTTATGACATAACCTATACGCATGGCAGAAGACATATCTACAATAGAATACTATCAACTCCACAAAGATAGATATAGCATATTTGATAGTGGTGGTAGGGTGGTTAAATGAGACAGATCATTACACAATAAAACACAAAAAAAGAGCGAGACAAAAACCAAACACTAACTAGATTATGATAAGTATATGACATGAGAACTAATAGCAAAAGCGGATGCAGAAAGAACAACAAGAGAAAAGAAAGACAGCTTTATATCTATTTAATACAATTATTATGACTTGAGCATTATCTGCAGTAAGGAACACAACACTATTTATATGATGAGCTTTGGGGTTCACATTTTGGGGCTTTAACTTTATGGTTATAGCTTTTGGGTTCTTTGTGTTCCTTTGTATTATAGACACACTTTATGGATATTCACTAGCTAGAACTAGACTTATTGTATCTTCTAAGTCTTGGGATGTTGGGGTATACAGGGAGGTAACGCAGGGGATGATGATACTAGGTATTATGGTACTTATTGGTGCTTTAGCAAAAGAGGTATCAAATGACAACATAACTATGATGCTATCGGCGTTTGTATTTGTAATGATAGCGGGTTTCTCTTTCGGACAGATTACAAGCCTCATAGAGAACATGGCTATATCAGCTCATGGTAAGGAGCTATGGTTCATAAACCTATTGTTAAAGATAGCTGGTATATGACAAGCTAAGATAGATGAAAAGGTGGAGAAGTACGCTAATGCTGATAAACCACAATAGACACTTTACTATATACATTCTACTATGAAGTATAGGCAATATGCCTCTCTCTTTTGGGGGGTTGCTATAGACTTATTAGAGAGATTGGAGAAATGGTTTCGAGGTAAAATGAAAGATCACTGGATACTAGCATTCTTGGTTTGTCTTGTTGTATTTTTATCAAATGTACCTACCGCATGGAGCAGATAGATGATTTATTGATAGAATGAGGGCAAGACGACCTCAACCAAGTAACACTATACAAATTAGATAATCTAGGCGGTGGTGATATAGAGTTGCCTAGCGAGTTCTGCCATACGATAACAGAAGTACAAGACCAAAGAAAAGCAAAATACCCTAATGGTTGTTCTTGCTATAGTTGAAGCCATATATTCAACATAATAGCTCGTTTTATGAAAACAACTGGCGACAACTTACGGACTAATGCAGTAGAGAATGAAACAGGCAATCCAAAGATATGACGAGCTATGTCATTAGCCCTAGCTATGTTTAGAAGACTCCTACTGACCGATTGATATGCTTCTATATCTAAAGATAATACCTACCTAATAAAGAAAAGAATATACGAGGTAGGACCTCTTATGACATGATCTAATAAAATAGATAGGGTAGCTATGGCAAAAGCTAAAACAAAGAAGGCTATTATCAAAAGTTGACCATGACATTTCTTTGCTCTAGTAGGATGGAGTGATAGTAGGAGAGTGTGGATTATGAGAGATAGCTTTTGAATGTTGCGAGGTGATTGACATTTTGAACTATCATATGAAGATATAAATGCTCTTTTCACACTTATATCTATGACTACTAAGGAAGAAACTAGCATACTAAAGCAAAATAAAGATGAGATAGCATTTAATGCCTGTGTTGCTAAGTGAATAACTAGCTGAAAGGAAAGGGATAGGAACGCTACTAGAGGAGAAGTAGCTATTATGTTAGGTAGACTAAAGTATTGACTATTGTCAGATACTGAGCTTTTGCAAAAAACGAAAGCAGATGGTTTATGGAATGGTGAGGGGAATAGCAAAGATATTCTTAGAGAGGATGTATTTACTATGCTTAATAGATTTGTTGGAGGCGATGTTATACAATTATGATATACGAATGGGCTAAGAGGAATAGACCCAGCAAAAAGATGAGAAGTTATCACAATGATTGGACGTATTATCATCTCGAAAGAGAAACAACTCATTTAGCGCACTTTGCTCTAGGTGAGAAGCCAAGAATGCCTTTATTTTATGTAAAATATGGCACAAAACACTTTAATTTTAACTATAGCGAGTATGGTGAAGCACCCCGAAGAAGTAGTGAAGAAAGTTTTGGAGACAAAAGAGGGGTTGAATAAACCAAGCTATAGCAGGATCGCTCAAAAGGTGAGCAGAGAACTTTCGTATGATCTAGATGCAGAGGACGTAAAAGAGATTGTGCAGAAGACTAAGGAATTATTAAAAAGCGGGAAGTTAGAACTACAGGAACTAAACGAAGCAATACAGGACGACAAGAAGTATGATTTCATAGACGACCATTATATTATCTATACACAAGTAAACAGTAAAGAATGAAAAGTGAAGCAGAAATACACACTGCCACTTGAACTAGTAGATGGTATATTCAATGACTTCTCTAAACATTGAGCTAATCTAAGCGGGGAGGCTATATGTAAGAAGTATAACCTCAAACCAAAAGTCCGAAACCTTATCAAATCAAACATATGACTCTATAAGGATAGCCATATACTTAGCCCTATGAGTATGGACAGGGCAGACCAAGAAGGGAAGGTAGACGAGCTTATACTAGAAGCTACCTACAACAACTTCCAAGACAAGTATAAGAATAAGTATTATGATGCAGATAAGACTACATTACTAAAAGAATATAAGAAACTAGCTAAGGCATGGGGCACAATAGAAGGATTCTTGGCACATATAGAGCCTATGCTTAATACTATCAAGCCTATCAAAATAGAAGCACTAAAACACCCACCTTATAGGGGAGCTATACCAGTGTATCATATAGGAGACCCACACTTAGGAAAGATGGAGACAGAAAAGGTTATCCAAAGACTAGCTACTGTGGCAGAGGACATAAAGAAAGAGAAATCAAAAGACGTGTATATAAACTGTCTAGGAGATATATTTGAAACACTAGTAAGTGGTGGTATGCACGTATGACAGCTAGAGAGTATGTGAGGTATATATGGAGCTGATCTATTCATGTATTGAGTAAATGTCTTTGTAGACTTCTTTACTAAGATACTAAAGACGGGTAAAACTATACATTTTGTAGGGATATGAGGTAACCACGACAGAGCAACAAAACTAAACGAAGATGACCCCAATAGGACGTATGCAACCATATTCTACGAGATGTTGAAGGCATATATGCAGAACGCTAAGATGAGCTTCCAGATCATAAGAGAGACTATAGGTAGCTTTGAGGTAGACTGAATACAATATCTCTCACATCATGGAGAAAGACTAGATAAGAAGAACCCAGAAAAGATAGCATGGAAGTTCGCAGACACAGGAAAGCCAGTAGTATTGGTATCGGCACATGAACATAACGAGCAGATATACACAGGCAAGAATGTAACCCATATAAAGATCAACGCATTAGCTGGGCAAAACCAATTTGACAAGGATATGCTAATGGATAGCTACCCAGGATATACAAAGACAGTTAGAAATGAGTTCTGACTACCTGATATTTACTCTAAACGCTTGCCATAATGGAGAAGCATACAATCACAGATACTTTCCATGAAAAAGACCTCTATATTTATATAGGTGATTATGATACTTTTGTACAAGAAATGGAGGATAGGTGATGCGACACATTAAACTGGGGTAATCCGCTAGCTATGTACATATATGTTGACTGATATGGAGGGGTAATACGGATAGGGAAAAGAAAGCTTACTTGGTTTATCCATGAGCTAACACATTATACTAGAGATATAGGAGAAAAGATATGATATACTAAAGAGCACGAACATGAATACTATGCTTATGCTATGGAGTTCTATACAAGAGAAGCTAGGAAGAGAATTAGGTTTACATCATAACTTACATACAATGAAGAAAGGATCAAGATTACAAAAAAAGTGTATGTTAATCCGAAGAAGAAGAAACATACACTTTACAAACAGTTACCATTAGAATTAGTGTTTAACTAGTTCTGGTGTCTTAGATGAAGTAGTAGCACAAACCCAGTATTCCTTTTTGACATCGTATTAGCGTACGGTGTTTTTTTATACTCCACTCTTATATTGTTATACCTATGGGAGTCAATAATAACAAAACAAGTCAATTTGACAAGTCTTTTTTATATGATATAGTATTCTTTTATTTAGAAGTCATACTATAGGCGATGACTGCTTTCTTGCTAATCCAAGTTGGCACAATTTACTGTTGTGGTGAGTGCTTTAGCACGTGTATAGGGCTTGCGAAGCTTGCTATGCCACCACAATGGTATTGTGCTAATTTGACACCAATATATTATATATTTACTTATAGATTGCAAGGGAATTTTAGCACGGAGTGCGACCTACGCAGTAGGGATTGGGGGTAGTTCTTTCTAACAAAAATACTTGCTATGTTTTGCTATTATTGGGTAGGGAGGTAAAAACTAAGGTAAAACAACATCACAAGTAATTTCTCTACTTTTATACGAAAT